GGCACCTCACCCGATCTCATAGCCTTTTATTAAACCTGCCGTAACCAGATCTTATTTTATATTACTAAACATCACAAAAAAAGTCAATGGAACAACCTCCACATTTTGTGGAAGTAGTTCCACATTTTGTGGAGGTTTACTCACTTAATACCTTCAACGTTTCTCCCCCGGGCGGAAATCCAGGATGTTTCACCAAGGGCTTATTCCGGTCATAAACTTCACAGCACCTGTCCAAGTCTTCATACAAATCATAAGCAAGCTGTAATAATGACATATTTCCGGCAGGAACTATATAATCGTTTGTTTTCGCAATACTGGTATTCTTTTCCAGCATTTCGTTTACAAATAAGTTTCTTAAATCCTGTAAGGCATTATAAATATCGGTAGTCTTAATGTCTGTGTCCTCATCGCCTATCCGATCAAGAACATAGTCCATAAGATCGCTGAAAAAGTTCATATACTCAATAAGTTTTTCCTGGCTTGTAAAATCTGTACGTATAAGGATTTTGCAACCTACCCCTATGAGAAAAATATCATTCATATCTTTCAACGCTAATACATTAGTCGCCTGCTCTTCCGTAACATATATCCCTTCCGTTGCATCCTTTTCAACCACTGTGGCAATTGCTTTTGCAGTAGTAATACCAATTTTCTCCGTTACATATGATCCATCAAGAATTACAGCATTTCTTCTTACGCCTGAGCAACCACCTACTACACCACCTGTAATCGTTTCCACACCCAACCCAACAACATTAAGCATCTGGTTCATGGCATTTAGCCCGGCAATTGCTATATCACATGGTGCGTCTATTATATTATCAATAGTCTGTATTATTGCTGCTATTGTTGCCACTGCTTCCGATGTATATGTATTTATTATGCTTTGAATCTGGTATATTTGTTCAGAAAGACTTTCTAAATTTGCCGTGAAAGTATCTGCTGTATTCTGCTGAAAAACACCTCCCGGTTCATATTGATCAGAAAAATTATCCACTGTTATATCATTTACGTCATCTACTTTATCGTCAATGCTTGAATCTGATTCAGATGTACGCTTAGGTGTTGCTTTTACAGTTCGGGCACAAGTAATTGAAAACCTGGCAATTCCTCCCTCTTCCCAGGTTTCGGACATAGAAAAACGCCCGAGTACTGCAACATTAATTTCACCCAAATAAGGATGAATAAGAAGTCCAGGGCCTAATTTTTTTAAGGCTGCAATTAAGTTATCTCGTCTTGGAAAATAATCAAGATCACTTGCATCGTTTTGTATTACATAAGCCTCAATAGAAAACTCATCCGCTTCCGGGCCTGAATCTTCTACAACAGGCTCAAAATCTTTGTCTCCATAGAGCAAGTAGAATATAGACGTTCTCCGGCCCCCGCTATATTCATGTGATTGAACATGAAACGGAATGCCCCTAAAACTTGCCTGTAAAAGATTATCTTTCCAACTCATTACATTGTAAACTGATGCATGCCTATATAACTTTTAGCTTCAATAGATACATCAGCTTCCTCTCCTGATTTTTCTACTTTTGAAATTTTTGCAGAAGTTCCCTCTTCTGCCTCAACCTTTATTGATACATCAACTTTAGACTTAGATTCTTTTTGCATTTTTTCAAATCGCTTAATCACATCTGTAGTTCTGAAAAATCTTTCTCTTTTTCCTCTCAATAATTCTCCTACAATCCGCTGTTTCATTTTTTGATCTATTTCATCCAAAAGGTCCGCCATAGTTTTTAGTTCTTTATTTGTTTCTTCAGTTTCAGTTTTTATTTTTTCTTCTTCTTCTGCAAAATCCTCCATTCCTATCATGCCTTTCATAATTTCTTCAATAAGTGATTTTGTTGTTTCAATTTGACTTTCTATAGCTAATTCAGCTTTTAAAGATTTTTCTAATTGCGCTTCATATACCTCTGGACCCCACATATGCGGACCTTCTTTTTTTGCCTCTGCTACTTCTTTTCTTGCCCATTCTGTAGTTTTTATTTGTTTTTGTAATCTTTTTTCTAATTTTTCTAAATCCCTTTGTAAATTTTTTACTTCAAGGATTCTTAATTCCTCACTCCATCGCTCAAATTCTTTTCTATTTAATTCAAGTTCTCCTGTCATTTCATTAAGCACAAAGGCATTATCCCCAATTGCCGTTTTTAATTGACGTTGCAAACTCAAAAATCTGTCTTGCTCTTCCCTCGTTCGATTTGTTTTTTTCTGTAATGCTTCGTATTCGTCTGCAAGATCACTGACTCTTTCTTTCTGATCTCTATATCTTTGTGCAGCTATCCGAAAGCGATTATTATGTCTATCAATAGCCACTGCGACACCAATTATTGCTGCTGCTAATGCAGCCAATCCCGCTAATATAAGACCGATTGGTCCCATACCAGTGGCAATTAAAATAAATAGCTTACCGAGTACTATCATAAGCGGCCCTATCGCCGCAGTCAAAGCAATTATAATACCAATCAAATGTTTAGTACCCTCTGATAGCGAACGAAACCATTTTACAATTCCCATAACCCCGTTTATTAATCCTTTTAGAGCTGGCATAAAGGTTTCGGCAATTTCTTTCCCTAATAGGCTAAAATTATCCAGCAGGGTACTCCAAAGCCCTAACAGTGATTGAGATTGCTTTTCAAGGATTCCTGCAAACATCCCAGTCCCGGTTGTAAGATTTGTTATAGCCTTGTCTATCCGGTCAAAAGTTAATTCACCACGTCTGCTCATCTCGAATATTTCGGCTTCTGCTACCCCGAATTCTTCCGAAAGTGCTCTCATAATCGGTACACCTGCATTAATCATCATGTTAAGTTCACGCATGGAAGCCACACCTTTGGCCCGTATTTTCCCAAATGCCTGGACTAATCCAGTAAGTTTTCCCTGATCACCTTGGGCAATATTCCCAAGATTTTGCAGCTTTTCAATTATGTCATCCGCCGGAATACCAAAGGCAAGAAGTTGTTTTGTGCCTTCGATTAATCCGGGTAGTTGAAAAGGTGTTTTTGCTGAAAATTCTACCAGATCCTGTAATAATACCTTTGCCTTTTCCGCACTGCCCAACATAGACTCAAGAGCTATTTGATTTTTTTCGAATTCACCGGCTGTCTGTATTGCCTGTTTTCCCAATAATGCTAACGGTGCCGTGACCATGAGCGTCATTTTTTTCCCAGCCTGTGCCATTTTCTCACCGACTTTACGCAGTCGGTCAGAAAACCGCATCATCTTATCACTTATTTTTCCGAGAGGATTAGTGAGTTGATCTATTAGTTTCAGTAAGACGGATACTGAATATTGTGTAGCCATTCAATCCCTTCAATCCAGAAATTCATTTTTTCAATTTCCATTTCCCATATTTCATGTTCAAAGAAATTATAAGTTTTCGCAATTAGCCAGACAGCTTTTTTCCAATCATCAAATTTTAAACCGTCTGGCCCAAAGCTTCCCCCACTATTACCATTACCTTATCTGTTATTATAAGAAGATCTTCAATATCAACTTCATCAATTTGCTCATTAGTCAATCCAGTCAATCCGGCTATAAGTGGTAATAGTTTATCTGGATTTATAGTTTTTACTTTTTTTCTTGCATCTTTTATATTATAAATTTCTTCCGGTATAAGCTTAAGATGTTTAGCCTTCATACGTTGTATAGATATTTCTCTTAATTCAACATCTTGTCCTTTATCATTTTCCATTTTAAGCGGATGCTTGAATATATATATCATTCAACAGTCTCCGTCCATTTTTCGCCATGAAATCTTACATTTGTAACTTCTCCGTTGGATATAGAAAAATTACCCAAACAAGTAGCTTCTTCCATAGTATATACTTTTCCTCCACGATATGCCCGAAAAATTATTGTTCCATCCCCATTAATTCTGGCAAGAGTATCTAACAATTGATCTTCTCTATCGGACAATGTCACTTCACACATAGCGCCCACATTAGCTTCTGTATATCCATGCAATCCAGTATCTCCATATTGTGGCGTTCTCTCAAATGATGCTTCTCCTGAAATACCTACTCCACTTGCTGTGGCACCTTCTTTATTTAATACTGGCTGAGCATTGACGATTATTTCAACCGCTCCTGTTAATCTTGGATATGCCATATTTACCTCCTTATAATATAAACCCAATTTGGGCTGCAAGAATTCTAAACTGATTAATCAAATCCGGCGGTAATAATACATTCACTCGATTTCTATCTGCGCTATCCCGTTCTACCACAAGATTGTTGATAAAATCATCTATATTTTCAATTAATCCATTTGCATAAAGTAATGTAAATAAAGCAATTATTTCTTGTTTAATTGTTTTCGGAGTTACTACATAAGATCCTGGCTTTACTGGAAAAGTATCATCTGCAAGTTTGAATCTGGGTATAATAAACCGTGTCAACATCCGGGCTTTAAATTGATATCGAATTTCGATTAGTGTAAATAATGTCTGGATGTCAAGATAAGATGGATCAATCACCCCGGCTGCATTTGTCTGATATGTTGTAATACATCGCTCTATCATCACATTCCCAGCCCCGTCTACAATATAAGTTGCAATTCCATCATAGAGTAAAATATTCCGTTCTGTTTGTGTAAACCTGTCCACCTGTGGGGGTGGTAATACTCCGTCAAGTACTAAATAATGCAATGGCCTGGCTGGATCATTTTCTAAATTCTTAGAAGCCTGGGCACCTAAAGCAGCCGCCCATTCTTCTGGGGGAGTCGGTGAATTATATACACCCATGATTGTATTGTGTGGACTATTTCTAAGATTTCCGAGTGTCGTACAGCTTGCCTGGGCTCCTCTTACACATGTGTACCCATGGCCACCTTTATCCTCAAGCGGCTTGAATCTATCAGCCATTTCATCTTCAATCTCTGTAAGATTTCCAGAGTCTATATAAGGCTGTATGATATGTTGAAACTGTTCATTCTCAATTACCGCCCATATATCACCCAGGTCTGGGTTGCCTGTACCGCCTTCAAATCCAGAAACCACACTTGCAATTGCCACAACATCATCAAAACAAGTCGGCCAACTTTCACCTTCATAATAATTGAATCGTACATCCCCATAATTTCCGAGTTCCCCAGAGAACACAGCAGATATTTGGAGTATATGACTTTCAGCAACGCCACTTGTCCGGGTTGCCGTGAATCCATAAGTACTATCACCATTAATCAGGGTTTCATAAGCACTTGCGATGTCTTCTGCTGACCAATTTGATGTTAAGGTTACATGGGCTTTTTTCCCGTTAAGTAACATTTTCACGACCTCATTATTTGTGCTTACAATTCCTGCGTGGGAAAGAAGTACTGAAAAATTTATCCTTGCACTGGCCTGTGCCGTCCCTCCTGAAATACGAATACCGTATAATTCCGTGTTGGGATTGTTATCCTTGAAGAAATTACACATCCGGGCCAATGGTGAACCTACACCGAAATATCCGTCTGCCAGGTTATCCCGTGTTATCGCTTCCAGTGTAAGAGTCGGTTTACTTCCCTCGCCTACAATCCCATCGCCTATGATTAATACTTTATGCGGATTTGCGACAAGGCCCTGCAAAGCCCGGCTATTATCAATTTCTGCAAAAACTCCCGGAGTCCTGATTGTATCAGGTATATTATTAAATGTTATCATTTCTTTTTACCTCCCGGTTTAAATTCCTTATTTTCATATACCGGCTCATGTAATTTTACCCCGGTTTCTTCTTTCTGAATTACCGCACCTTGCATTATTTGCCGTCTCCAATACCTGCTATAAGGCACCCGTGAAAATTTATTTTCTGGCAATGCCTGTTTGGTATTAGGAATCCGTACAATTAATCCAGGTTGTGGCTTTACTTCAATTTCTTTCATATTACCTCCAATTACATAGTTTTAATTCTATATTCTCCCGTTCCTCCCGCACGATCTATACAATTAATTATTTTTTCAAAATTGGTATTTAATAATTTTAATTCTTTTAAAATTTCATTTTGTATTTTTTTCCTCCAAAATATTTTTTCAATTATTTTTTTTATAATCATAATTACCTCCTGTCCTCATCATATATATCAAACGCTGTCGAAAAAGCGCCACTAAATGCCCCGGCTCTTGGATCATCGGTCAAATCAATCCATTGTGCCATGTCCGGTATAGCTACATCCGGAAATCCATCAGGCAACGGCAAATCACCTGTATGTGGTAATTCAGCACTCGGGGCTAATATGTAATTAGCATATATCGTATCAAAGCTTGTAGGTACTTCCGTGTCATCAACCTCAAATGTTTGCAATCCTTCATCTCCTAATATTGCTTTGTACTCAAATTCAAATTGATACCATATATACCCATTATTGATTGCTTTCAAAGAACCGCCTACATAATATATGACTGATTCTGCTTCCGAAATGGATTTATTAAGAAAAACCCCAAACAATTCATTTCTTATATTATGCAGCCTATCATATGCTATTATACCAAGTCTATCCTTGTCTGTCGAGTCATTTCTTAATGCGACAACTATGCCAAACCGTTCTGTCAATACCTGATTGATAGACCCGGAATATTGATTCCGGTCTGCCCGGTCAATAAGAGGAATGACAAAAGCGCTATCAAAATTAAGAGTACCCCGTATAGCAGTTTCAAGTTCCGCAGCCCCGGCAACGTAGTTTCCGAACGTTGTTTCACCTGCTCTTAATAATGTAGCAAGATAGCCTATTCTCACTTTTCGCTCCTAAAATCTACAAGAGATACTCCTTTGATAACTCTATTTTTAAGTGGTATATTTGTTTCTTCATCACTGTCAATAATCACAGCAAACCTTTTTTTACACAAAAAATCTGTAATAGTAGCCATTATTGAAATGAGAGATATACTTTTATTATTTTCCCCTGCAAGACCTAATTCAGGATATTCCTTTTCAAGATTTAATAAATCATCTTCTTTATCAGGAAACCTTATTAACTTATTCCATTCGCCATATGTAATTGGTCTTATCTGAAAAAGTTTATTTAAACAATCAATTAGTCTTTCTTCATTTTTCATAACCGCTCAATCCCTCCAATTATTCGATTCATTACACCATTCTCAATATCTTCCTCTACCGTATCAATCGCCGGATCCATCCACGGTCTGGCTGCCATTTTCCGAGTTCCTTTTTCCAGGAATTCTGGATAAGGTGGTGTTGTGATTCTCGATCCCATAATTACAGTTCCATCCGATAATATTTCCGGAATGAGTGAACCAACAAGATCGCCTCTGTCTATAGCAGGGGGCCAGCCAGGGGCTGACGGCCTGTGTCTTACAGTTCCCCTTGTATATACCCGGTCACTTCTTCTAACTGTATTTTGCATACTTACAATCGCATTATTCCGTATCTCAATAGCCACGTCAAAAAGTCCCTTTGTTGCTTCATCCGGGATGATACGACGCATCATGCTTATTTTCCGATTTGTTTCATTTAACCCTTTAACTTCAACACCTATCATTCATTCCCTCCGGTTCCATGTTCTTCAACTTCTCTTAATCGGATTACCAGGTATTCGCTATTCCGTTCATCCAGTTTAGTTCCGGCCACCCGGAATAATCGGCCTTTATAACTTTCCCCGGCTTCTATGAAACAATACCAATCACTCTTGATCGGGTTAATATCCGGGATTGAATTAAATGCTCCTGAAAACGCAGAACTAAACGCAGTTCCCAATCTATCAACAGATGATTTCCTTACTACAATTTCCAGGGTATATTCATCTTTTATCTGCTCATTTCTTACAGCTTCAATATATTTTGAAACATTCTTTACCTCTGCCCAACATGATGTCAATTCCGTGTAACTTCGGTCAAAACCGCCATTATTGTTTGGGGTATCAACACCTTGTTGAAATTGAACTCTATTTTTAAGTTTCGGGGCCATGTATGTCATCGTTTCAAGTTCCAATCCGGCATAAGCAATGCCCGCACACGCTGTGGTGCTGATTTGATATCTGCCCGGCCTTCATATAGATCTGTAGCCCATACCATGATTGCTGATTTCACATTATCCGAGATATCATCCCTGCTATTTCCGAAGCCGGCTTTATAATCAATTCGATAACCTCCATATATCCTGTCATCGTTTATGGGCGGACTTTGTCCATCTTTTATACACAATCTTCCCGGAATTGTATTTGCGTCGACATAATAGTTGTCAGAATCATATTCCTCTGTTGTATCATCTTCATATACATAATACACACCTGTTACTGAAATTAAAGGGGGATAAGGCAATTCAATTATATAAGAATTCCATTCATCCATAGTCAACCGGATCGTCTGCTCAATCAATTTTTTTGACATATACCGCTCAACCTGTTTACGTGCAGCTACAATAAACCCGGAAATAAGCGTATCCTCATAACTATGATCTATCCTGGCAAATTCTTTTATTTCTGCCACAGTAACCGGTTCGATAGATGGCTCTGTTATAATCTTGATTTTGCGATTGCCTTTAATGTCAAGAATAGGTTGATTTATCATTTATTTTTTCTTCGCCTTTTTCTTTTCTTCTTTCACTTCTTTTATTTCTTCTGTTTGCACCACTGGATTACTTATTTTTTTCGCAATTTTTGCCTTGACCAACATTTCTCCTAATTCTTTTTTTACTTCGTGTGTACTTCCTTTACCCCATAACTGTATATTTATTCCGTCCGGGGCAACTGGTTTACTTGTTAACATTTCAATTTTCATATAGCCCTCCAAATAGGGGCCCTCTGGGGCCCCTTAATTATGCTCTTCTTTCAGTTACATTATCAACGGAGTCAATTTCTACAACAGCCCAATCGCCTGAATCTAATGCTCTTAGTTTCACTCTCGCAAAACTTCCCGCTGATTGTCTCATGCTGATTGATGATAATGCAGATGCGCCTGCCGAATGATGTAACCCAATTACATTCACCCCGGATATGCCGGATGCATGTCCAGAACAGTATATAATCACAGATGCAACTGATCCGGCCATTAGTACAAGATTAAGTTCTTGTCCTGAATAAGCACTTGCCAATCGTGCTGAAAGATTTGTACCGGCATCACTCGCTTCTATTCTGATTGTTCCATAACCGGACGGCAATACAGGAGGTGCACTTCCTCCATGATCAGACAATGTAGTTCCTGCTGTTGAATAATTTGTAATCGTATATACTTTTGTTTGTTGTGCGAGTGATCGTAATATTCCGCCTGGAAATTCTTCATCAAAAAAGTTGAAATATCCATCTTCTCGCATGAAAAATCTTTCAGCCTCTTTTTCTATACCAATTTTTGTTTGATAATTACTACTTGTTTCTGCCATACATCACCTCACTTAACCTGGTTCAGTAACGGGCCAATTGTTGGGGTATCCGAGTATGGCTGTGGCTCCAATGTATGTTGATCCAGCATCCGCAGTTCCATGTGATTCAACGAAAAGTTTCACATATCGTTGTGTTCCAATATAGCCAACATAAAATGTTGTAGATTCCAAGTCCGCAACCGATGTACCGGATATAGAAAAATCGAACACAATCCCGGATGTTAAAGCATCTCCAAATGAATAAGCACTATGTATGATATCCTCTGCACTCACATTGATGTAAGTGGATGGTCCTACTCCTGAATCTTCTGCGTGCATCATCCTGATTACAACAAGACTGGTAGCCTGTGATACATCTACATCTCCGGTTTCGATTGCAAAGGTAAGTCCTTCAAATCCCTGGGTATCAATAGACGGTCCTGATATTTCACCACCTGCCGGAAAAGTACCGCTATGATAAATCAACGGAGGTAATGCCTGTAAAAATCTAAAATTTGAATATATATCTCTTTTCATCTCTACCTCCCTTAAGTACTTATGATACCAATTTTCATAGCCTGGAAATCTGTAATGTCCCCGCCCACACGTTTTCGAGTATAAAACTCAATAAACGGTTTATTTGTAAGCGGGTCCCGAATTACTGATATACCCAGTCTATCAACAATCGTATAAGCCCGTCTAAAATCTGCATATACTACCGCAAGAGCATTTGCAGCAACAGCAGGCATAGATGTTGACATACGAACTGGCCGGTTCAGAATAGTACTATACTGATCAGCAGCAAGCCCGGGACTCCAAATATATTCACCGGTCCCAGTGGTAAGTTTCAAGGTATCACGCAGGGTTGTGCGATTCATTAACCATGTGCCGGCTTCTATTAATTCCTCAAGCATCGAAAACTTAACGTCAATATAGCCGTCTGCCGTAACAGCAGCAGCAGCACCCATAGCTATCCGTTCAATAGCTCCAAACTGATCTGTCCCTGCTGTGGTATAATTGGGATAAGTAAGAAAACCACGAGGCCTCTTAATCCCGTTTCCAGAAACAAAAGCAGCACCTTCGCCACGTGCGAATCTATCTGCTACCCGGTCACCAATCCAATTTTCAATGTTAATCCCTGAATCCTCAACAAGTATTTGTGTTGCAAAAGGATTTGCATACATCTCATGAACCGGTATTCGAATTTTTTTCAAATCGCCGTGTTCGGTCTCTGACCGACTTTCAGTTTCACCTACCCATCCAAATCCAAAATCACCCCAAGATACAAGTATTTCGTATGCATCGCTGGTTGAAATAGTTTCGATATTAGCAAGCTGCCGAATTGGATCCATCTCAAACATTCTTTGAAGCATCCGGTTTGACATCGTAGGGGTTACTGTATATCCTCCATGCGGGTCCATTCCAACTGTAAGGGCCTTAATTGAATCACTCATTGTGTTGAATCTTTTATCAGGAGTTCTCAGGTAGATTTCAAACGCTTTTTTATATTCCTCAACGGCTTCTTTATTGTATTCGAAATTTTGCATAGTCTGAAATTTGGTGTCCTGATTCCTGGCTGATAAACATTCAAGATAAAACTGTTTAATCAGTTTTTCATCCTGCTCTGAATTCTGACCAACAGCTTTTCCATGTTGCTGAATATAAGCTTCGAATTCATCAAGCCGTTTCTTTGTTGCTTCAACAAACTCGGCTGATTGCTTGTCAAGTGCTGTCTGTTTGACTGTGATGTCCTCGATAAACTTTTTAAGCTGTGTATCATTATCAGTTCCATCCCGGTCAATCTTATCCTGCAATTTTTTCACATCTTCTCTTAAACCGGTATAGGTTGCTTTCGTATTATCACCAAACCGCTTCAATTCCCGTACTACAGCTTTGACAACTTCTTTCTCATCAGAATTATTTATAAGATCATTAACTTCTTGATCTGTAAATATAGTATCACTCATAAATGAGTTTTCCTTTCTGTTATTCTAAATTACAAACAAACTTCCCGCTTGCCTGTTCAAAATTACCTCCTTTTGATTTGCAATGACTCCGTGCAGATGAAGCCTCCCAAATATCCTTCGGATATCTGATAGCCTGCAATTCTGACTTGTTAGCTGCTAAAATCCCATAAATAAAATCAATCCGTTTTCCATCTACTGTTGCTGCATTATTTTGTCTACGAAATTTTTTGTATTTCCCTGGATCCTGCAACCTGCATGAATGCTCATTTGCATAGGGTTTCATTTCTTCCCATGTATACTCTTTTCCGCTTCCCGCAGAATTAAGTATATGTGTTAATAGAAGGTCTGCATTAACACTTTGTATAGTTTTCAGCAAATCCTTTAAGTTTCCTTCACCGGCCAGTCTCAATTTAGGTTTGCAAAGCGCAACCACGTATTGAGCTTCCGATTTTGACAACCCTGCATCCCGCAAGGCTCTTTCAAGTTCTCTCTCAGTTTTTGCTGTCTTTATAGCTGTTTTAACATTTGTTATTCCTGCCCGTGGATTCATGGCAAAGGTAACAAATGAATATTCATATAATCCGAGTTTTTTTAAATATCTACTAACTTTATTTTTGTCTTCATCATTTCTTCTGAAATCATATATTTTATAACCTATTGAATGTCCGTCAATAGCGCCCATCTTTGCCCAAATAAAGGCATCGTGGCCGTCCTGCGTTTCCATTCCCAATTGTGTTTTTACAAATAATCCCCGTTTGTCCTCTTTCATCTCCAAGGGAATCCCGATAGGTTTCATATGCTGATGTTGCCATAAAACTTTTATACCATTTCCATGTACACCACCATTTTTAATTGTTTCAAGAAAAGCCCCTGGTTCTATAACGTCCCCGCCCAAATCAGGTTTTTTATGAAAAGTTGCTGCATATCCAGTTACAATTCCCTCTTCAAGTATTTTAATTTCACAATCTGCTAAAGCTACATCTTTCACGCTATATGGTAAATCCTCAACAGGAATAAATATCTGTCTTAAATCACTCATGCAACCAACCTCCTTGTGTGGAAAAGTTCTGCACACCGGCAATGTATTACATTCCATGCACTTCCGGCTGGATCCCCTGGGTACCGCATAGGTTCCCCGGTCATCATATACATTTCATTCATGCCTACCCGTTCCCCATCTGCGTCCATATGTTCTTGCCGTGTCCTTATATCCATAGCTGCAAGCCATTCTTTCTCATCAATAGTTCCCAAAGCCCGCACTGATTCATGTATTGCCGTATTAGTTCCGGTGTGTACTTCTGTTCGTGATATCTTAGCAGCCCGGTACATGGTCAGTATTTCCGTTTTTTCCAGAATATCTTTTCCTATTTCCCGGTAGCTTAATCCGTTTTCTTCACCAAGTTTTATTAATCTTTTCAGGATATTTTTTGTAGTCAGGCTTATTTGTACCACTTTTTCGGCTGCATACCGCCTTATCCATCCGAAAAAGAAGGTCCAGAATACCGTATCAACTGCTTTTTGATTTACCCGGTCCTGTACATCTTCATTATACACGGCCCCGAGTCTCTGAAATTCTTCTACATATATTAAATACATTTCCGGGTTATGGTCATCAATAGTCCAGTCTATCTCATTTAGCTGGTTTTCTTCTATATTCCTGGCGGCAGCCCGGTATTGTTTTTTTAGGGATGCAAAAATACGCCTGTACATATTGCGTTCAAAGTTAATTAATCCTTGATTGTATTCTCTCCAGTACTGTCGACGTGCTTTATTTGCAATTATATTCAACATTTGTATAGTAGTTTATACCTTTCCTGTAATAAATGCAAGTACTTTTTCCTTTCTAAGTTTTTCCTTCTATACCCATTAATACCCGGGCCTGCTTATCATCCATATTCAGTATTTTTCCGGCCTGTCCAGGTTCCGGCTCTTGCGGGACCGGCTCCCCACCCAGTGGTAGCATATTTGCGGGTACAAGTAATACATCGCCCCCAGGAACCGGATCTTTTCCTACCATTTCTCGCTTTTCGTTTATGGTAAGAAAATTACTCTCTTCCGCCCGTTTCCATAACATAGTCTGTTTTTCTGCCAAGGCAGGGACGTTATCGGTATCATAGTCTATCATCAGCCCGGATTCATCTGTTTTGAAAAGCCAATTATTCAATTCACCTCTCAATAAATTAAGTGTAAACAGATTTGTCTCTTCCCAAAGTGCTTGTCTGGCTTCCTTATAATTGCTATAAGTATTATCACCCGGTATTCCTACCAATTGCGGCGGCATACCAAAAGCGAAACATGTAGACCTGGCCGTTTGTCTCCAGCCTTCGATAAAATCGATTTCTTTCGGATTCCATGCATAAGGTTTTACATCAACCGCATTCTCTGATTCAAGCACCAAAGATTTCCCGGCATTATCCGCACCCTCAAAATCTCGGATATTTTCCACAACCTTATCGTAATCATCTTCGCTTAGAATCCCGTTGAATAAATAAATAAGCCCTATCCGGGCCTCATTCTGCAATAACCGCATATTCCATTTTGTCGCTTCGTTATTTGTGTCTATTGACATGCTACCGGGTTCTACCGGAGAAAGGCCGTATAACTCATCTACTGGATTGAACCATTTTATTTGCAGGATTTCTGATTCCCCTGTTATTGGATCCACAGGATAAATTATTTCATTCCCAAAGCTTTTCGTATATTTATATCCTGTAATAACACCATTATCATTACATATTATTGACATTTTATCTGGCCGCATTACATGCAATTCAAGGGGAATTCCCTTGTCTTCACCTGTCTGCCTTAATACTTGCCGGGGATATGTATTGCCTGCTATTTCCCAGAAAGATATAGTTTTCATCATAAGAAATCCAAATGAATCCTCATGATTTGGTCGTTTTATAAGATGGTCGTAAGGTGTCCCGGTTACTTTTTCCTTTTTTCCGTTTACTTCCCGTTTAATACTCCATTCAACTTGCGCCCCGGATTTCGCTATCTCATATATACATCGAAAAGCTATTACATTTTTTATGTAGGCTTCCTTAGCAAAGTTTTCATAATCCTTACCAGACCACTTTACCTGTCCCATCTTTGTAGTAGCAACCCCAGAGTATTGTTTTTTTAATACTGGCTCTTTTTTTCGGAACCAATCAAGAAAACCCATATTCACCTTCTACTTTTACCCATTTTGATTTTACAATATTATAATTCTTATCAATTTCACATTCAAATGTGTAAACAGGTATTTTATCACCTTCTTTAATTGCCTCAAAATGTATTGAATATCCTGCATATTCTATTTGTTTATTATGATAAAAACTTTTTGCATGGGTTATTATAACATCTTTGAAAATTGCATTTATTCTCTTTCTTGAAATATTTTCCAATAAAGTCTGTGTAATCTTAAATATTCCAATTCTATTTTCTTTTACTAAAAAAGTTAGATATTTTTCCATCATTCAATCACCGACCATCCATCTACAATCATATTCCAGTTTGTATTTGTCCCAGATAACGTCATAGAAAACAGTATCCGGTCATAAGCTCCTAAATATATTTGACTTCCTTCCGCCCTGTATATTGCTGCAAAGGAAGTGCTAAGGTTTCCCGTAGAAAAGAATTTCAATACAAACGAAAACTGCGAATATACAAGATACCAATGCATATATTCTACACTCGGATGAGCAGCAGACATTATAAATATCACAGCGTTTAGAATGAATGGCACTCCTAAACTAAGGTAATCGCTCATCCCGCTTGCACCCCGGTAATATACCTGGTAGTGCTTGCGTTTTGCTACCGGTAACGTTCTATTTTCAAGCCAACTCATAATCCCTCCTTAATCATGTATAACAGATTTTTCTATACGCAAATCATAAGTCACAGATTTATCCACGTCAACATCTGCTGTTATGATAATCTTAAGTTCCATTTTGTAAGTTGTGTCTCCGGTCAATCCATCCGTGTCCGTAGCACTAAGATTTACCCGGACAATTCCCACGGCTGCTTGTGATGTGTCGAAATCTACCGTTGTCTTTTCAATAAGATAAGCCACATCATCTATATCAGCTTTTATTCCGAGTTTGAAAGTTGCTGCGGACAGGTCTATTACATCATTATCCCGGGTAATCGTAAATTGCAACCATTTACCTTCACCTTTTTTTATCGTTATATCTGCCATGTTATTCTCCTATATCCACGTCTATGTTGATTACATCCAGGCTTATTTCAATATTGTCATCTGAAATTTTAATGGCTATTTCATTATCATCCACAGCTAAATTCATAGTCATGGTAATTTCGTTATCTATGCCAAAATCTACGCCTACGCTATCGTCTGTCATGCCCTCCGGTCCATATCCTTCGCTTACTATAAAACTCAATTACGTTCCTTTTTAAACACATTCCGATTTGTCGGATTTCCGTTGATGTCCTTAAATATAAAGGTCCGCAAAGCTGTTACTTGATCATCATCATAGTCAGTAAATATATTATTACTTCCATCCAGTTCCCCGGTATTCGTAATTTTTTTTCGTACCATTTCCACGTCACCGCCTATATTGTCAGCATATTGATACCGGTCAAGATTATTTAAAGCTCCCCCTCCATCCACGGTAATTGCATATTTTTTTAACTCATTATACCCGGTAAAATTATATGTATAACAATGAGTCATAGTAGTTAATGCAGACATAGTAGCTCCATTCACTACCAGACTATCCGCTTCTATATCTACAATATCCACGGTTGGTGATAATCCGATTTTCGGCGCTCCCTGCTCTGTAAAGAATGACACTATCAACATTTCATTCCTTTAATCGTTTTTATATCAGATTCTACCTTTTTTAATCGGGTTTGTAAATCAGTTTTTTCCTTTTCAAGCTTTTTCAGAACTTCTTCTTTTTTCATGGGGATAGGAAACGACTGATCTTTTCCAGCCTTTATTATGACTACAACGCAAAAATTACCTTCAATCATTTTGTATTCTTCAATAATTTCCTTCCCGAGTAATTGCGCTGCTTGTATCTGTTGATTTATTCCGCTCATTTTATTCGGCGTATATCCTTTCCATATTCATTGGTAATAACGGCATTTCCTTCATAATAATTTCTAAATTGTTTTATCGCCGTGATTGCATCTTCTATGTTTGTAGCGCTGAAACCATAACTATTTTCTATATCCTGCGTTACCTCATCTAAAGCGTTGTCTTTTTCAGTATCAAATTCCTCATCAAAACATTTCTCAAGACACATACCTTCATACCATAATGCTTCCATTTTATTAACAAATAAAGATAATTTTGTAATAAAGCTTGTTTGCCTCATCTGTAAAGCCATATTTCCTCCTATGCAGCGATTAAACCTAAGTTTTTTAGATGTCTTACTATATCCCCTATCGTATATGCTATTGCTCCGACACCCCCAGTAAAAGTTGAATCCACTTGTATATTTGCTCCTACACCTCCGGTATGTCCGGCTGTTTGCCCAGTACTGGAAGGCTGTACGATAGGTATTGAATTATAGAAAGCTAATTTCTGATTTGTCGCTGTCCCTATTTTTGTTCCGGTTGCTGTGTTAAATGCCATATTCACCGCATCTGAAAAAGTCAATAAGGTTGAAGTAAAATTATAATATGTTACCCCGGCAAAAATCAGATTGATGTCTGTCAGCGTAGTACAGGTGACATCAAATGTAGGAAAATCATTCCCGCCACTTCCAATATTAAGCGTTGTGATATTTGTAGTTTGTGAAAAATCCCGGACGACCAATTCAGCAATAGCCCCTCTTACACCCATTTCTAACCAGGCGGTTGCACCTATATTACCATTATTGTACACATTTACATAACCAGCATTACCTGTTCCATTTGGAAATATTCCCAAACACATTGGTAGATTGGTCGTTGTGGAAAACACTGTTATATAATCAAACCAATTAAGTCCAAAAAAATTAGGATATCCAGTCCATGATGAAGTGCCCGCTCCTTCTATACCAATACTGAACCCATTTGTAATCACTGTCGCATTTAAAAATGGAGTTTGGAGCCTATCCACAGCTAAGACTGTTCCATCATTTTCGATAGTCAATTTATTTACACTGCCGATTCTAAAATCTATCGACCGCCTAAAATCGCTTACCGGAATTTGATTATCAAATATCAGTGTTTTCGCAAAGGTTTCCGTCCCTGATATCCTGCGTAGTTCAAGCCCGTATTCAATATCATTCCAACCGCCAAAGCTAGATACAAAACCATATGTGGCTATCCCATTATAAGCCTGGAAAATAACATCATTGGTTGTCCCGGCTGCAAAAACATCCGGTCTGCCCGGATCTAATACAAGAAAATTTCTGCATGTACCTAATGAACTTGAAATATCATTCATCTTGAAAGTAAACGTCCCACCTTGATTTTGATCACCTCCGAACTGGCCACCACCACAATTGAAAGTGTAATTAGTAGGCCCACCCCCGGACTGAACCCCTTCGCATAAAGCAACATTCCCGCCGTTATTACTTAAGTAAAGGGTTCTCCAGAAAAGAGATGAGCTGCCCAGGTCATATAAAGCTTTTGTTGTAGGTATTATATGATTTGACATATCTAATTGTCCGGTTACCGGGTCATTTGAAGCATCAAGTTTTAAATAAGTTGTGGGTATATTGCCGAAATCTACATATTCAGCAGCCGTAAAATGATAGTATTGTCCGGCCTGCCCCCCTTGCAGATTGTTTAATAGGTTATGATCGATAAGTGATTCATCTATCCAGGTTCCCCTGGGTTGGGTGAATATAGGCATTTCTTAGAGTATAGCATTATTTATAAAATATTGCAAGGATTTTTTACTTTTACTGATATTTATGAATCTTCTATTGATATTTCTCGAAATTCAGTATTAAACGGGACAAACATAGATTGTAAAAATCCTATTTGACTATGATCTTCACCACGCATTGCTCTATCATAAATCCATCCACCTGGAACTCGTGTTACGTATAATTCATCTGAAAAACTTAAACATTCATGCAAATCCATATTATAAATATACTCTGCATGTTCTTTCGGATCATATTTGCCTTTTTCCATTTCCTTCTCTTTTCAAATAAGCCCCCTGTTGGTGTGTGTAAGATGTGCCTTCTCCTAGGAGGATAAGGTGACAGGGGGCTATGGTTTTAACCAAATATAGATTTAAACATTCTTTTTAAAAATCCTTTTTTCTTAAATTTATCAGGATTTACAAATTTGCTTGTTGCCATAAAAATATTAGCACTTGCTCTTCTTCTCATAACGCCTTCTTGTTTTTCAATTTCTTTTTTATAATAAGGCGAGTTAATAGGTTCTCCTGCTTCAAACAATGTACAATCATTATTTTTATTTATCTCAAAACAATTATCTGAATTATATTTTTTTCCTTTTGGAGCTTTTGGGTGCCTACATGTATGAAAAACAATATCATGCGCCCAATCACTATAATTAGAATAATCATAATGTTTACAATTTCTACATAATTTTTGCTTTGTAGTTTCCATATATTTTCCTTTGAGTTAGATTTTTCTGGTTATTTCACACACCATACCTAATAGTACTAAATTCCCCGGTAAATGTCAAGCCTTTTTCCCGTGTCTCCGATTCTCTGCCTCTATTATCTTATCTAACACGCTGCCCTCATACTTTTTTTTCTTCACTGTGGATGCCCTGGCCCGGCCAAATCCCTTTGACCATAACCATTCTGTAGCATATCGCATCCCCGCAATACAATCATCAAATAATTCTACAAATTCATCGATAGGAGTTCCATCTGAATTCTCTCTATATTTGAATAACTGTAATTCCCTGGCTGTATTTGGTGCTTTTGTTCTATGCACATGAATTCTTTTACTTCTAAGATAATCAATTCCGGTTTTCAAAGAACCCTTCCCCTTTTTCGCCGGGTAAACCCTATATCCTTGTTTTTTCCATTCTGTTATCCGGTCCGGTTCTGCACTATCAGCAGTAATCCTGTTTTTCTTACTGAACCAAGGCGTATTATTCACTACATGGATAAACTCAGGATTCGTATGTTTAAGCAAATATACTTCATTCCATATATAAATTTCCCCATCATAAAACCCCACAGGAATTAAAGTGTTAGCATGATTAAACCCGTAATCTTGACCATAGCAATTATTCTGCAATTCCTTAACCGTGAAATCAAACTCTTCAATCACATAATTATGAAATACCAGATTCCCGAGTACCCCCCATTCACCTAAACCATATACCTTCCAATAAGTCGGATCCTCTTGTTTTATCCGTTCGATTTCTTCTATATCCTCCTGTTCAAGAAAGGGATTATCTTTATAAGTCGTCTTCAAAATACTGCATTTATCTAATGGTAACGGTATGTCAAAAAAGTATTTCTTAGCCCAATGCAATGCCGATATAGGATTAAAAGTCAAAGTTATTTGTTTAGGAACTCTTGCCTCTCCCCTTAATCTAAGTTTTATCTGATTAAAATCATCATATGTAAACTCGGTTGCCTCTTCCATCCTGATATCAGTGACCGGCCCTGTCTCAAAGGTTATTGACTTGATCTTCTCGGGATTATCCAAGCCCTTGAAAATCATATTATTTCCGGTAATTAAACATTTTAATCGTTGTTCGGTTTCATTTTTTTTAAAATATGGCCAGAGATTCCAGTCTGTTATTATTTTCTTCACATCCGCAAAAGTAGAATCTTTTGAAGTTCTGTCAACTTTTCTAAGAATAAGATAATTATGCCCCTGTTCACTTATACACCGAAAAACATCTCTTTGAGCTGCAAAATAACTTTTTCCAGATGAAGCCCCACCATAAAATACATTATACCGTTTATAATCATCAAGATAAGACCGATAAACAGGACATATTACATCTTCGTGGAAATGTATAGTTTTTGTCATTCTTCATCTTCGGCCTTTATTCTTTTTATAATTATTTCTCCACCATGCTCTAAATTTGCATCTATTTGTTGCTTAGGCAGCCCATCCATTCTGTCATACAAATACTTTATTGCCGGGAAATATCTCTGCCGTAAAGCCATTTCCCACATAATAATAGCAAGTGCATCTTTTCTGGAATACTTTTTCCCATCTATTTCTACAACCCGCTTTTTCCCGAACTTTTTTAATGCTGCCGTGAGAGTTTGATCTTTCTTTGCCCGCCCTTTCGGATTACCTGATTGCCCAGGTTTCCAGGATGTCTTACTTTGTGCCATAAGCCCTGCTTTTACCCTGTTTTACAGGGTTATGTTGAAAGTCAATTGTATCGGAATAATCATTTTCAAATATTTCCGATTCTATAATTGCTTTATATAATATATCAAGATTTTTATTATTTCGCAAATTCCAGAATATGCTAAATTGTTTTCTATCTATAGAATTTGTCATACCTGTTCTCCATAAAGCATGAGCAGGATATTTTATAGGTCGTGTTCTTAAAGGTTTTAATCTAAATCTATTATTATAATAAATCTTATTTATATCATCCTGATTCATATATTTTAACAAATCAATATTATATCTTTTTTTATAAATTGGAGTAAACATCTGATATTCAAGATTTGTAAATTTGAAATAGATTCCCCATCCATACGCTAAATCAGGAATGTTATTAATCAATTCTTCCCATTCTTCTTTAGAATCTAATCCACAAATACAAAAAAATTGAATCCTTACCTTTTCCTTACATGCTTTGACAACTGCATAATACAATTCCTCATTTGTAAAAAACTTCCCAGTCAATTTTCTATTTTTCTCAGTTGCAAATTCAAGCCCAATCCTGTAATAATTACAATAATGATTTCTTATTCTTATAAAATCACGTAGCTTTATAGATTTTCTGCTTTCTTTAATATCTTCCATCCCAATATTATCATTTGAGACAATAGATACTCTTTTTAATTCTACAGCTTTTTCAATATTCAATATACGATTTTTCTGATATTTATTTGTCCAGGATGTTAAACAAAATGCACATTTATTCTTACATCCTACCGAACCCCAATAATAATATGATGATTTTGTTATTTTACAAATTGGTACTTCATTCCATTTAATTTTTGTTGATGCAATAATTTTTTGATTCTTTCCTTTCCAGGTAATGCAATCAAGTTTTCTTATTGCTCTTATAGATTGACATTCAAAAAAATCAAATCCTTGCCCTATATTTACATAATCACTAAACAATAAACATAATCTATAAAATACTGCAAAATGCCCACCTACAATAATTTTTTTTCCCGGATTTTCTTCCCTTGCTTTTTTCAATTCTCCTATTTCTGATACATCACAAATCGAAAAAAGTATATAATCACAATCATCAATATTAGTTAATTCATGATTATTTATCTGAATTAACCATTTAAGGATATAATAAGTATACTGGAGAATGTTATTTTTTTTTCGTTCTATTAATGCATACTTCATTAACAATCCTTTTCAAGTATTTAATAATAAGAGTCTTAATTTTTTCTTGATTGTTTGCTTTGTAGAATATTTTAAATTCTGGATAATCCTTTTTTTTAAGAAAAAACTCAATATCCCCTACTTTAATCATCATTCGATTTTGTAGATATTTACTTTTTTGATCAGTTCCTATTAACCCGGTATTTTCAATTATATTTAATCTGATAGGCTCTATTTCCATTTCTTTATGGCGAATCACAATATTTTTCAACTCAATTTTGTATTGCTCAACATATATTTTAAGCTTATCTTTATCTACTTCCCCGGTTTGAGAAATGAAAAGTAATACATTTTTTTTTGCTTCTGCTTTTGTACCTGCTTTAATTTCTACCGCAGGAAGTAGAGGAACACACCATCCTTCTTTTTCCAATTCTGTTAAAGCTTTTTTTCTTTGATGTCCGTCTAAAATCCACCACTTTTCTTTATTTTTCCATAAACTAAACGGCAGTTTAAACGCTTTCTTAATTTCTTCTTTTAGCTTATCCAAATCCTCTCTTGAGCTTTGTTTAATGTCTTCCTGAAATTCATTAAGCTTATGAAAATCTACGTATTGGGTTCCTTCACACTTTATTTTGATTACTTTTTTACTTGCCACTTATTTCACCCATGCCTTGTATTTCCTAATCAGCTTATCGGCTAATCGTTTCTTACCTATCATTGTATACGACTTCGCAAGATTTGTCAAACTTCCAGGGTCCGGGGGGTATTTCTTATGGAAGTTCTCATATGCTATTATAGCCTGATCGTACATGCCCTTTTCAAAATATAGGTCACCTACCCGGACAAGGAAATGGTCAAATTCCTCTGTTTTTGCCATTACCTCCCCAATAACTTTCATACCAGCCTGTATATCTTCCCGCATCAGTACCTGGCCATATTCAAACTTGTATTGTAGATTATCCGGGGCTATTTCCATAAGCTTTTTGTATTGCTTAAGTGCCTCTTGTATTCTTTTACAATGATGGAGTATTGTAGCGTATCCCCATAGTCCCTCTTCTCGATCCGGGAACAATGCTACCGCTTCTTTAAGCAGGGTTAATGCTTCTTGAAACTCTGCTTTCTGTCCTTTCTTCCTGGCTTTTTCTATATATCGAAAATACCGAATTAACTGTGAGTTATCTACATTTTCTTTTTTATTTCGCTCAATAGATTCTTTACGCATTTGTTTTGCTATTTCTATTGTACTATTTGCTCTATTTATATCAAATTGTTCTAAGCCTTTCATTTTCAATAGCTGTTGTGCTTCCAATAATGGCCGTCCCCAATTCCCTGCATCAAACATTTCCTCTGCGTCCGAGATGTCCGGTATATATTTTTCTTTTGAAGTCAATACATCTTTTCCGTTCAGGTGATCTTGCAATATCTGCTTTGTTTTTTTGTACAACCCTATCAATTCCTCACAGGCTTTTTTTGCTGCGGTAAGGATAATTTTATTCCGGTTTAGCCTGATCTCCAAATCATCCCGGTTTTTTAACACATGTCTGATTTTCCCTGTCACCTTCAATTCTTTATTCTGGATTAACCGACTTTCGTGATATATCATCAACCCGAGAAGAGGTAACTTTTGCGCCTTTTCCTGAGCTTTTACTGAATGCTCTTTATTCTGTTTTAGTAATTCCTGAATCTCTTCTTTATTTTCCTTACCTTTGTTCAACTTTTTCATTTCCTCAACGGTCTTTAATCCTTTTTTCGCATTCCCGGCCACTTCTTTCATAATATCGATTTCATAATCCAATAAAGGTATAACCGCTTTAATTATTTTATCTGAATTTTCAACCAATCCAGAATAATTCTTAATTCGCTTTTTATTTATGTTAAATTTTGCATATTTTTCTATTGCTTCTCTAAGAGTATATTGTAAAGCTCCTTTTATCCTGGCCCCTCCCTCTGTAGCATTTATCACAATTTTCGAATCTTTTAAATCTGCGATAATCCGTTCAAAAGTTATGATAAACGATGCTAACCCCCGGTTTGTTCTCACGAATCCCCCATAATACCCATGAGCCATCACTGTATTGCTCATAAGATATTTTTGCTTCCCTAAAGAAGACCGCCCGTCTTTTATGTCCCATTCGAGTCTGCCGTCTTTTTCGATTATTTTTCCTGAAGCGTCTGCAAGCGGTATATGAGATTTGTCATCCGGATAGCCCAGGTCCTGCCCTATCAGAATAAGCGGATCACATCCCATATGCATTCCCAAACTGAAAGCCATATGAGACACACTACCTCCCTGGGCAAGACTACCTTTTTGTGCAATTATCCCGGTTACCGTATCCTTAAATTCCTGTATTTCTGGCTGGCTTGATACAATATACTTTGTACCTTTCCATTTTTTCAGTATAGGCGCATATGTCCGATTAAGTGCTACCAACGGGACATTGCAGTCATATAGTCCCTTAAAGTGATCCTCATTCACTTTTCCATAATCCACCGTGCATATAAAATCCGGTTTGATATCATATGCCAATAATACCCGTAATGCCTGGGCAACCGCAATTATAATTACCCTGGATCCCATCTTTTTCAGATGGAATACATTTTTTTCCAGGCTTGGCCCGGTACTTACTATCACGGCAGGGCATCCCTTGAATACATCCTTAAGTATATTCACCCCCCGGTGTCTAATTATATACGGCAGGTTCATAATGTCATTCTTCGCTATCTGTGGACCGGCCCCCATCACCGTCCCAATATTGCAATGTAACTGGTTCACCAGGCCATTTGCATATTCAATATAACTCCCGTATTCATTCGGCCGATTATAGGCATAATTTGAACAGATCACGTTCCATCCCTGAATAACCGCAATAGTATCTATGGCCCCCACCGCATAGTTAAGGTCCATTTCCCGACCTACAAACATGAGAGTACCATTTGAAAACCACTTTGACAAATCATAATTTTCAAAGGTTTTCTTAATAAACCATGGATATGGTTCCAGGACTATAAGCCGGTGTTCTTTCTGCTTATGCCTGCAAAATTCATATACGTAATGTCCTAACCCAGCTCCGATTAAAATACTTCCTTTGTCTTTATGAAACTCTTCTTTTTTCAAAATTGTACGAATTACTTTGTTAGGATTATTCATGTCATAAGCAGCAAAAAAAGAAGATCCGTGTTTATATAGAAAATTCTCTTGTTTATTACGGGCTTTTAAAATCTTAATATAATCAGGCTGTTTTGCTTCATCAATTTTCTTTGCCATTTCCTGGTTATATGATTCTATTATGGATATGTTTTTTTTATAGTTAATCATTCACATAACTCCTTTGATAGTTCATTTATTTTCCGGTCATTTTTTGTTATTTTCTGAAAAATCTTTTTTGCTTCTTCTGGGGCATATTTAAAGGCAACCTTTAGTATACTCATCCAACATTCATTATTTTTATTTCTTATTTCACTTATTTTACATATTATATCTATTTTATTTTCCAATTTCTTATTCATCAAATAAAAATTCCTTTCCTAAATCAAAATCATTCTTCAAAATGGCATATTCCCATATATCTGAAAACTCACCGTTCAAAAACTTAGCCTGTCGAAATATCCCCTCCCTTTCCAAACCACACTTTTCAAACACCTTCTGCATACCTATATTTTTTTCACTTGTCCCGGACCATATCCGGTTAAGTCCCATCTTCATAAAAGCATGATACAACATGCACTTTACCGCATAGGTTCCAATACCTTTCCCATGGTAATCCTTCTCACCTATAATTATTGCAAGTTCAGCAGATCGGTTAATCCAGTTTATTTGTTGTAGGGATATATTACCAACATGTTCCCAATTTGCATTATATTCTGGATTATCTTTTTCAATATCACATTCAATTTTATAGACAATATATCCATTACCATTATTGCTTGTATATTCTTCAAAATCTTTTATATTTTTCGGAAATATTCCGTGGCTGGTAAGTTTTACAACTTCCGGTTTTTCAAACCAGGTTGCATATCTATCCCATGCATCTAAATCTGTAAATGGGCTTAATATTATATTATCTTTCTGGTAAATCATTTTTTCACCTCATCTTTAAATCTTTTCCATAAACCTATCATATAATCAGCTAATTCTATTAACTCTTCTTTCGATAATTCAGTTTCAGATTCAAGCTGAGTGTCCCTTATATATCCATCATATCCCTCTGTTATATCAAATCTATTATTGATTCCTACAATTCCTTGGTATGGCTGTACTATTTTACCACTTTCAAAAATCAATTTATCCTTTTCAATTCTCATTCCTTCACCTCACAATACTTTATTTATTTTCCATCCAAAATTTTAGATATCTTTCTTGCTCCTATTGCTGATTGATCTCCTTCTATATATTTCCACATGAATTGTATTTCTTTCTTTAAAGCATCTATCTCTTTTTGTAATTCTTCCAGATCATTTCTATATTCCATCTTATTCTCCTTTGCAATACTTCAAAATCTCTTCCCCCCATCTTTCAGGGTTATTATAAGAATCAAGACCATAACTGGTAAGTCCTGATTCCCAATCCTTCGAGGGAAAGCGGTCTATTTTCATTCGATATGCATCTATTACATAATGCTTGTTGACTTTCTGCGTGAATATGTTTTCTTCCCCAGTGATAATAATCTCATGTATTTTTTCCCCTGGCCGTATCCCTATTTCCTGCTGTGGCACCCCAGGAAAAAGCATGTCTGCAAACTCACCCATTTGTATTGACTTCATTTTAGGCACATATATTTTTCCGGTTTCATTTTCCTGAAGTCTTTCCAATATAAACTTTGCCACTTTTTCAAGGGGAATGAAAAACCGTGTCATTTCTCTGTTTGTAATCGTTATCTTTCCAGTATCCTTCACTTGCCTTTTCCATACGGGAACTACTGAACCCCGAGAACCGATTACATTTCCATAACGACAAGATTTAAAAAAAGGTTTCCGGCCCCCAGTATAAACTGCACCGAAAACCATCAACTTTTCTGCAATAGCTTTTCCCATTCCATACAGGTTTACCGGGTATACCCCTTTATCAGTTGCAATATTTATCACTTGTTCAATCTGATTTTCCCATGCTGCCATTACAACATTTTCAGCGCCTATGATATTTACCCGTATCGCTTCTATTGGATTATCCTCACAAGCAAGTACTTGTTTTAGTGCTGCGGTATGAATTACTATATCAACCCCGGACATCACCCGTTTTAACTGGGTATAATCTGCTATATCCCCAATTATAAATTCTATTTTTTCAAGATTAATCCCCCGGCTCAAAAACCATTCCTTGGCAAGCAGATGTTTGTATTCATCCCTGGAATATATACGTATTCCCCGGGGATTGTAATCTTTCTTAATCTGATATACCAGCTCTTTTCCGAGTGTCCCGGAACCTCCGGTTATAAGAAATTCTTTGCCATCAATCATTATATTTCCTTATTCATTTATATTTATTTCAATATCCTCATATGTACCATCTTCATTTTTTATCCTAAACTTTCTATATTTAGGTCTGTAAAATTCACAATAAATATAAATTAATAACATCATAAATCCTATTAATATTGGTGATATACCTATTAAGAATCCTAACTCTGTCATTTTCTAAACCTCCTTAACGGCCGCATCCCGTCACCCGGATCAGCCTTGTTTTTAAGCATTTTATCTGTGATGACTTTGTCATTCAACTGCATAGAATTAATTGCTGTTATCGTCGTTTT